CGATCGTGATTGATTGAAGGTATTCGAGGGCTTCCTTGCCGCGCGCCCCCCGGAAGATCATCGCCATCATCTCGTTGAGGCGAGTTTCAGCTTCACGACTTCGAGCTATGCCGTCGAGAGTTTCCGCCTCGATGCGATCGCCGTTCTCGAGTTTCGCTCTGAGGCGTTCTCGAACGGCTTCTCGACGTTCTTTTGTCGTGGGAGCTTCAGCCATCGCGGCCGAGACTACGCCTATGCGGCGGCTTGCTGCAACTGTTCTGGAGAGATCCCGGCGTCTTGCGCTCTCTGCCCTACCTGATCGGCGATACCCTGGCCGGCCGCTTGAAGCTCACCGATCGCCGGAATCAGTTCGGACGGGATGCCATAGAGCTCCGCCAGGTGGGCGGAAACCTCACGCGGCTTGACCATCAGCGGGATTGCATCCGGGCCGAAGCGTGCGGTGATCTGCTCGAGGAACCGATCGATCGTCATGATCTGCTCCATCTCGGCGGCACGCGCGAGAGGCGAAACCGGGACCAGCTTGACCGTCCGGTTGTTGATGCGGGGCAACTTGATCTTGCCCTGAGCGCGCCGGATATAGAGCAAGCGCCGTGTCAGCGGCTTCATGAGTTCGTTGACCATCCGCCCGAACGGCGAGGAGATCCTGCGATTCAGATCGGAGATCTTGAAGCTGGCTTCCGTCGCGGAAACCGGAGTGGAGCCCGCCTTGTTCAGCGGATCGGAGAATAGCCCGATCTTGATGTTGTTCCGCATGTCCTCGAGGATCATCTGCGCGAAGTCGAGCTTACCGGGCGCATCCAGCGGCTCGAGCCCGGAGCTGCCCGGGAACTTGGTGATGATCGTTCCGGGGACGAAGCTGATCGTCTGCGGATTGATGGTCTCATCGTCCGACTGCCACATGCCCGCGATCGACTTCTCGGCGTTCTCCAGAATGAGCTCGACCGTCAGATTACAGGTCCGGATGTCGGGGAGGGTGGAGAGCAGGGGACCGCGCCCCCACACCTCCCCGGCAGCCTTCGCCCAACGGAAGGGGATCCAAGGAGATGATCCCTCGCCGATGAACACTTTGTCGAAGATGATCGCCGGGCCTTCTTGCCAGATGACCTCGTGCTTGTACTGGATCGTCGGGCTGTCCCAATCACGATAGGTCGCCTCGATGATCTCGATCGTCCGACGGGGCTCGTCATTTACAAGATTCTGAAGCTCCTGCGGCAAGGTCGCATCCGGCCACTTGGTCATGATGTCCTTGGCCTTGGTCGGAACCTTGCGAAAGATCTCATCGCTTCCGCCAAAGGGCCCGCCATTGACCCAGACCTCGGAGAGCGGGACGGCGGTGAACCTGAACGGTGCCTCGATCCCACCATCGTCGACGTGGAGGAACCCGGTCCCGATCGCCATCTCGGCAATGGCCTCATCGGTCTCCGAGCTGGCGTTGCTATCCTGGAGCGCGTCGAAGACGTCGTCACGGATGCCCTCGAGGTCCACGGCGATGTCCGCCGCTTCCACTTCATCGATATCCGCGCCAGGCTTCATGTCGATCCAGCGCGACCCATCGGGAACAACGCCGGCCTTGATGCGGGAGACGAAGTCAGTGACAGCGTGAACCGCTGTGCTATCGAGAATGTCATCCGTATTTTTCTGGCCCTTGGACTTTTCTTCGAACATCGAAGACCGATTGGGCATCGCATAGTCGTAACACTCTTGCCACATGACCTCCCAGGTCTCCCGAAGGGTCTTGGCTTCCGCGAAGTTCTCGAGCGTCTCCTTCGCCGGGTCCTGGGTGCCAGTGCCGACCGGAAGAGCGGGGCGCTTGGTGGCGGTGCTGTCGAGTGACTGGTCAGCCATCGCTATTGGTTACTCCGAGGAAGTTCCTGTTACCGAAGTCGGTGCGGAGCGCGGCCTCACGATCCTCGTCGGTCGAAAACTGAAGGCGAAAGATCTCGTCCGTATCCCGGCGGACCTTATCAGCCGCTTCGTTACGATCTCTTTCTTTGGCCTTGACCGGAGCAGAAACGTTAAAAGGATCCACAATGGGTTGGAGTACGCTCGATTGAGCAAGCCGATCGTTGATCTTTTTCCCGACAGGATCGATCTTCCACCCCATCTCGATAAGCTTCCCCATCAGGCAGAGGGCCCAAGAACACCCCGTCCATCAAACCCGGTAAAGTCGCTGGAGAGGAGCGCCCGCTGGCCGCGAAGACCGCTGGCAAAGGATTTCTGCTCCTCGCGCTTGCGATCCTCTTCATCCTCACGCTCTCTTTTCGCGTCCGCTGCCGCTTTGCGTTCGGCCGCGAGCTGAGTCTCGGAAGGACCCTGCGCCGCGGGAGGTGGACTACCGCCGAGAAACCCCATCGTCATCTCCGTCTTCTAAGTTGGAAGTGAATGCAGCACGGCCACCATCACGGAGCAACGCACGGAATAGCTGATCGGGCGTCATCGCCGGAGATCGAAGGTTCGCCAGATGCTTGGCGCCAGATACGCAATACGACCAGGAGATCCACGGAAACATCTTCGAACGCTCCCGTTCCTTCGCCTTGTATCGCAGAATGCGACCATCGTGATCGCACAACATGATCGTGTATCGATCGAGCTCCGCGTCAGATATGGGGCCGAAAAATAGGCCCAGTTCCGACCACTCGATGAGCTGCCATCCCTCGAAAAGAGTGTCGTAGTAGAATGCGGCGACATGATCGAAACGCGCGCGATTGGTGAAAATATGCCACCAGGCCCGTTTCTTTTTCTGGAGAGTGCCCTTGTTGCGGAACGCAAAGAAGAGCTCACGGTAGACGATCATGGATCGCACGGATGCGGCGTTGGGAACGGGACTGAGTGCGAGCGCGGCGGCGAGAGATGGGGTTGCCGTCTCGGTTGCCGGTCTGCGGCTGGCGAGCTCGGTTGAAACCGTCGGGGACCCGGAGCTCCTTCGTCTCGCCCTCGCCCACGAGGAGATACTGGAGAGCGTCAGCCGGATGAGAGTATCGGTTCTTGTCGGGCTCCGTCCCGTACTTCTCCTCTTTCGTTTGCAGCCGGCGGTACTGATAGCCGCCTTTGCACGCCGCGAAGAGCACGGAACATCGGTAGCGATCCATCAAAAAGCGCGGCTTCCCATCGACCAGCCCACCCATAACATTCTCGACCGCGCCCTTGCGGAGCGCGAAGTCGTTCGTCGGGGCAGGACGCACCGGAAGCCCTTCCGTCCGCATCATCAAGAGCGGCGTATTCTCGTCGGTTTGTGATCGCTGTTCTCCTGCTGGATCCGCCCAGAAGCGGATGTGGGTGTCTCGTCGGTTCCACCACATGGGGAAATGGTCAGAGAGGTGAAGTCTCAGTCTCTCCGCGAACCTTTTCGCCCCCATGGAGACCATGATAAGTTCAGAGAGGATAAGCCACCGCCCGTTAACGCGCTGACCGATGACGGCTGCGGGCGTAAGGCCAAAATCAATGCCGACCACCAGGGGGACGTCAGGCTCAGGGAGTATCCCTCCCGCTGGTGCGTGGACGTTCTCGTCAAAGTTATCGTAAACGGCCCGACCCGACATCTCGATCCCGAGCTTGTTCTGGACGTAGATCTGGATCCAATCACGTTTCTTCCCCTGCATGAGCTGGTCGTAATAGTCGAAGCCGCCGTTGAGATTGTCGATGTTCTCCGCGCCGTCGTTGGGCTCATAGCCCGAGAGACGCCCGCTGGTGACGACGTCCTTCATGCCCTCGGGCTGGGTGTAGAAAGCCCAGTTGTGAGGCTTCACCAGGAGGAGTGCGTCCTCCTCGTGCATCCATTCCGGCACCGGCGCCTCACCCGACATGATCGGCCACCAATGATCGTGAGGCATGGCATTGGTGTCCATGATGAGCCCGGTCCAGGTCGGCCCCCCCTCCGCCTTTGAGGGGTATCGGCGGAGCCTCCCTGTCAGCGCATCGACGATCTCTTTCGGCACATCGCGCGCCTCGTTAATCCAAGCCGACGTGAGTTCAAGCGACAGAAGGCGGTTGATGTCGTCCTCAGTCGCGCATGGCATAAAGTAGACGTCCCAATGGATGTCGTTGTAACGGATCCGGTGGAGATAGGGCTTAGACCATCGAAACTTCCCGAAATCCTGCTCCGGGAACCACTGGAGCCATGTCTGTATCGTGGTGGTCTCCAGCATCGTATTTGTGAGACGTATGATCGAGGATCGGGAATGACGAAGCCCGTCGGGACCCTGCTTCTGTTCCGCCGCGCGACGGAAGAGCTCGACACAGCACGCCGTAGAGGTGCCCGAGCCGATAGGCCCACGGATGGCGCGGACAAACTGCTCACTTTTCATAAACTCCGATAGGACCTCGCCGCCGACGGAGTACGGCGTGGTGAGAAGGCTCATGTGGCTTCGTAGAAGATCCTTTCGAACTCGTCATGCCGATGAATCTCGATCGTGCCATCATTCATCTTGATGACCCAATCGTTGACCATTGCGGTCGCATTCCGGCCACTGCCGGAGGTCATAACCGCGAGCATCATGCCGCCGCCGCCGTTGATGATGCCGGGAAGCGTCGTCTTCATCTCCTCGAGGTTGTTGCCTTTCCAGTGGCAAGCTTCGCCGCCATCGGATCGCTTCTGAACTCTCATGTCTTCCTCCTGAAGTCGCTGTCATCCGCGAGGCTGTGACCATACTTGCCACGATCATACTCGCCTAGTTTTTCATCGACGGCCTTGCGAAGCATGTTCTCACTCGCGACCGGACCCACCGCCGCGATGATGACGTCCAGCTCCGCCACCGTCGGATCTCCCTCCCCGAACGGCCCTACGGTCTTCCGATGCACTCGCAGGGTCGCGCGTCTCAGAGTGTACAGGTCTATCGTCGACAGGCTCTTCATCCAGCTCTCCGCCACCGTCAGCTCCGGGGACTGGAGGATCTGCTTGTCCGCTTTCTCTAAGTTTCGGGATAGCGATCCTACCGGCGGGGACGTCATACTCTTCCTCCTCTGGGAGCGGAACATACGCCCCGGCTATTCGTTCGAGCGCGCCCACGGCACGGCGCGCTAGCGCAATCAGTTCTTTGAGCTGCGGTTCGTTTAGGTTTGCCATCAGTAACCCTTTGATATTGCTTCAGTAATCGCCGTCATTCAAAATCTCTGCATAGGCACGATCGAGAGGCATCTCCTCGAGCCGATAGCGCCACATATTGTGGCCGCGTAACCCGCACTTCTCAAGCGCCTCGTTCAGCAGCTCGACCGCGCGCTCTTTATCATAGGCCACGATTACAGAGGCAACCTTCGCCTCGTTCTGGAGCTTGTCGTGGTCGGTGCAAACCCAGAGCTTCAGGACCGGATCCGGGACGATCTCGCTATCGTAAACCCTCTTGGATTTTGCCATCAGTCGGTAGTCTCGACTTTGCCCTGTGGAAAACTTTCTGGTGGACGGCTCTCGCGCGTTGGTTCATAAGGCTTTTCAGGTCCCCCGGCCCCTGTGGATATCGGTATCGAACGTGGGCCATCAGCGCCTAGCTCTCCATCGACTTCCACGGGGTCGGGTGGTTTCATATCCTGATCGCAGCCCTGCGGGCAGAGCGTCCGTTTCCCCGTCGTCACCAGGTTCGAGTTGCAGTTCCAGCAAACACCTTCGGCGGTCTCGACAGAGGACTTCTCTCGCGCTTCGGGGCTTGAGGTTTCATGTGAAACATCCCCCGCCGAGACCTGTGCCGGAGCGCGGGATGGCTCTCCGTCACCGGCACCTTTCGGCCAACCATTCCGGCGGATCTGCCGCTCCATGGTCAGCATTTGCATGTAGCCGACACGCTCCCAGTCGTCCTGGGTCACGAAATCGAGATCTTCGACAATCTCGGTCGCCAGGATCGAGCCATCGGGAATATTGGGGGACGGCATCTTTTGCTCGCGGAGCTCGAGCGGCGTCATCGACCCGAGAGGCTCAAGATACGTTACGAGCTGGTAATAGTTCCGTTTGTCAGGCATTGCCGACGGTCTCCTCGATATTGACGGTGTGGACGCCCTCGAGCATCTCCTGGCGCGTGGCGACCAGGACTTCCATCTGTTTGCGCTCGAGCTCGCTGTCGATGCACGCCTGGACGTTGACCACGACCCTCATGGTGTCATCGAGAATGATCTAGTGGGTCTTGAGCAGATAAAGGGTCGCCTTGAAGCGATTATCGAGATCTGCGTTGGAGATAAAAGGAAGGAAGATGCAGACGAAGACGTCCTCGGTCAGCGGAAGCTTCACGCCCCGGCCCTTGAACTCGGATCGCTGGGCATTGAGCACCTGACCTGCTTCGAGCTTCCAGAGATGGTATTTGGGGGTCTCCGTCCGGCCGACACGAAAGGCGTTCGAAAAGAGGTTGTTCGTGGTAGGCGCGATCGGCAGGAGAAACTTCACAGATCGCCCTCCGCTGTGGGCTCGGGCGCCTGCTCGCGTCTCAGCTTGATGAGAGTGCCATGGGTGAAACCGAGATCCATCTGCTGCACGGCGGACAGATCGGGATGCGTCCGCACGATCGACGTCAAGGTCAACAGAGCTTTCGCAAGAACTACTTCAGGGAGATCAGCCATCGGGAGAGACCATGCCCCTGGACGATCGAGAATGTCAATCCCCGCGGTCGGGCTCCTCGTACCAGGCATTGACGCCGGCCCAGCGGGAACCGGGGATGTGGGCCCTATTGCGAACGAACCATCTCTCCGAAGGCTTACGGCGATCAAATACCGAGAAGGCCCAGGCGCCGAGACGGGTGAACGCGCGAAGGAAGGTTTTCATACCAGGATGAAGGTATCACCAACGGAAGGAGCCTCGGTCACTTCCTCGAAACTCAACATCCCGGTGGCCGAGCTGGCCGTGATCGCGGACGCTTGCTGGAGAAGATCTCCGCTGGTCCAGATGATCGATCGACCAATCCAGTGATCCACGGTCGTCTCTGTCAGGTTGGTCGTCATCTCACAAACACTGAGCGTTCCTGCCTCGGCGGCACCAGCCACGATGCCCTTCGCGCCTTGACGATTCTGGATCGAGAAATTGAATATCTCTGTTCGAACCGCTGTCCCACCAACGGTTTTCTCCGTCGAAAGCATGACTTCATAGTTGCTACCAGCAGCCCAGAAGCCGGAGTCCCCGGTGTCATTGGAGGTATCGATCGAGAGATGATGAACGCCAGTATAGGCATTAAATGGCGACGTCATCGTCAGTCCGTTGGCGCTCGTCTTTTCAACGGCGGACCCATCCTTGAAGATAACCACATCGCTGGTTTGAAACGGAGCACTTGGAGCCACGAGGATATCGGAGGTGTTGGGACTGAAGAACATCTTGGCAATCGTCGAATCTTCAAGGAAGTCCCCCATGGGGACGGCGTTACGAAGGAAGACCCGTGTTGTATCAGCGGCGGCTTGATAGCCACGCAGAACGGCAAGGGCAATGGTCCCATTGAAGGTGCCATTGCCGTAGCCGCGAGTGACAACAGTTCGGATTGCCATTAGGTAGCTCTGGTCAAGCTCGTCGGGTTGGTGCCGTCATCGAGAGTGAAGGTGGCGGCCGAAGTCGAACCATCAACCTTCTTCATGGTCAGTGTCGTCCCGGAGATCGCGAACTCGCCGAGAAGCTGCTGGATCATCATCAAAGCCTGGGCGATCGTCGGAGCCGCCCCATCAGTGGCATAGGCTTCCGTCATCTGCGTCGTGAGGATCGTCGCCACGGCGCCGGACTCCATTCCCGTAGCATCGATCGAGGAGTCCATTCGGCTATTGACGAGGGCCGCGGGAAGACGCGACTGGATGTCCTGGGTGTCCGTCTCGACGCGGTCGACAACGGTGTCCAGGCTGGCAATCAGGCCCGGCACGTCGTCGGCCTGGAGTTCGCCAGTGTCGGCCACGATCAAGACGGTCTCGGCCTTCAGCGCGATGATGTCGGCTGCCACATCAACCCCAGCGGCATTGGTTATGACAGCCGTCTCGATCTGGTCAACGTTGGTATCGATCACAGCAATCTCATTGTCGATGGTAGTGATCGTGCCGGGGATAGTGGTCCCTGTGTCGGTCAGGATCGACGCTACGTCGGTCCCCAGGGCAGCAGAGGCCGCGAACATGGCGACGTAGACGTTCTCCTCGACGACCTGGAACTCATTGTAGACCGGTAGAGCGTCCGCCGTCATATGCACCATGACCTGAAGCGTGCCGGTCGCGGAGGTGTCCGTCGCATCGAGCGTGATCTGGTAGTACCCGATCTCGTCATGGGTCGCGCCGCCGGAGTTCTTCGCGACGGTATCGGCGCCGGCCTTGGATATACGGATATCCGTGTTGGCGATGCTCAGGCTGGTCTCCGCGTCCGCGCCATTCGTCTTGTCCACGAACGGGCCGATGAGGACATTCTGAGTAGCTGTCGCTTGCTTGAGAATCAGCATGTTACCGTGCCTTCATGGTTCTGTAATGATGCCAGAAAACTGGGCCTGTGGACGACGCAGCGTCAACGTGTCCCAGGTAGATGGAGCGTTGGTTTAGTTCGTGGTATAGATCCCATCGGGTGTCTGGATGGTACATTTCCCCAATCACATGGTCTTTCAGTACGCCGCTGTAGAATCTCATATCCAGATATCGGCCGTCGATCCGTTCAGCGGTGGATGATTGCCAGCCCATCTGGAAGATGGTCTGAGTAACATCAGCCGTCCCGTGGGACACATTAGAGTTCTGGAATACACCATCAATGAACCACTGGAACTTGAGAGATTCAAAAGTATGGACAAGCCATGTCGGCCTTCCTATCGGGATCGTTGTCCCCGTAGTCGTTATATCCGTCCCCTCGATCCGACACCGGGTGCTTGTCGTTTTGTAAGTTATGAAAGTAGTACCACTCGATCCCGTTAATGTTCGGAACCACCCATTGTTATTACCCGGGAATGAATCTACCTCTACCAATAACGCTATTGAAAACGGAATAGGCGGGAGGAGGACTGGCGTACTTAGGTCAAGTTCATCACCATTTGCAGAATTGTTCCATCCGCGCACACCCGCCTTTGTCGGCGCAAGATCCATACCGTTTGGCGTGATATAAGATCCGCCACGCGCCAGATCTCTGCCATGCGCCTCGGAGGGCCACCAGTTCTCCAGTCCGACTGCTTGTGGACTGTCTTTGTTAAGAACGAACGGCCATTTCGGGGCATGGTTCCCGTCGTATCCGCGAAACCCTTCGACAACGAATGCCATCTACGCCGCCTCTTGAATATCAGGAATGATCGGCGTGAATCGAACGGCACACTCGACGGAATCGGAATGCAGCGCGTCGGCGGTGTTGTTGTGATAGACGAGCACGCCATAACGCTGCACCGGACTGAAAGTTCCGACGTGTCCGATCTGAACACCATCGGCGGTGTTCTGGACGGCGCATTGGAACGAACCGATGAACTTCATGTGCAGCAGCGATTCCGCCAACGTCTCACCAACCGCGCCGGCCCAGTCGGCATCGGCACCGGTGACGTTGCCCATGTTGCCAACAGCGGGTGTCGAGGAATGTGATTCCGACCAGTAAAGATCGATGGTGCCGGCCGCGTCCGTCGCGAACTCAACCGTCAGATCGACGGAATAAGACGGCGCGTGGGACGCGCCTAAATCAGCCTTTACACCCTCGCGCGCTTGACCTGCCGTCAAACCGGCAACATCGATATCATCGGTAAGCGTGCCGAGCGTCGTGTTGGTGCCGGGCGAATACGACGAGTCCGCGAAGATGAGAACGGCCCCGGTTGAAATTAGTACCTTGTTCGTAGCCATCAGCGGATGCTCTGCAATTTCAGCGTTTTGAGACTGACGACACCGGCACCGACCTCAACAGCCCGGCTTATCGTTTCCACTCTCGCCGCCGCCAAAGCCGTGATCGTGGGCGACCCCGCGCCGAATAACTTTTTCATCACGTCTTCCCCGATGCCGAACGGATCGACGGTTTCGACGGACAGCAGCCCCCAGAACGCCACCAGATCATCGCCTGTCAGCGCGTTGTACGCGGACGGCTCGACGGCTTGCATTACCTCGGAACGGGACATGGAGGTGCGATTGCGCGGCCTGTCGGCGGTATTAAGGCTATCGATCAATTGTTGATCCGTCATGCCGCTGTAACCTCGAGCAAGAGGATCGTCCGCCACTTCGGCGATTAGTGCTTGGCTCATGCAGGTCTCCTTTCTAGAGACGCATTCCTATTTATACCAGGTCAGGGTCATCTTGATGTTCGTCGGTGCGATCACTCCGATGGTAGCCTGGTCGAGGGCCAAGCGCCGCAGCGTCGGATTGAGCTCGCTCGCCGTCCCACTGACGTCCGTGGCGACAGCGGCCGTCCCATCCACCTTGGCATAGAAGTCTCCGGTCGAGGAGAACAGGACATATCGCGCGCCGAACGGCACACTGATGGACTCGGCAACATTCTTCACCAGCGCACGCCCATCAACGTGGGGCGAGAACGGAAGAGCGTTGACGTCCCCGTGATGCTCAATAGAACGGATATTGGGAATGTTCGGCATGGATCGGACCCTGTGTCATCGCCGTTCAAGGCGCAACGCACGGAACGTCAGCCCTTGGCCTTCCGAGTGCGAGCCGTCACCAGCTTCAGATCCAGCATCTTCCCAACATCGTCTGCCTCGATATCAAACAGCCGGCCAATACGATGGTTCGTATAGCCAAGCTCGTGCAGCA